GTTGTCCAGTAGTGTTCCATACACCTCTTTTAATTTGTAACGTATTTGCCATAATTTATCCTTTTTTAAAATCCACCACAATCTATTGTTTCCGTATCTAGTAAAACAGTATCTTCAACATCAAATGATATGGTACTACCACTTACACTTGTTTCTATACCTGTTCCACCAGCTAATGTATAACTTGAATTATTTAAACTAATTGTAACAGAACCTTCATCAGCATTTAATGTAAAACCTACACCACCAATAGATGTAATAGTTTGGTCTGCAGTACCATTGTCATATTTTAATTCCCCGTTATCGTAAAATACTAATTTAGTATATACGTCTTTAATTCTATTTGGTTTTGTTAAACTTCCACCCATTATGCATTAATCCCCTTATCGTCATAAGTCTCGTTATTCAGACTTGGTTTATCTGTATATGTTGTATTTTTTAATGTTGGTTTATCAGTATAAACAACATTCTTTAAAGAAGGTTTATCTGTGTATGTCGTTGTAAATAATGTAGACTTATCTGTAAATGTTGTTGTCAACAATGATTCTTTGTCCGTAAATACCAATTCAATATCGTCATTAAACGAATCATTCATTTCACTCAATGCACCATTAACTAAATTGAAATAGTTAATTCCCAATTCACCATCTTTCCAATTATTAGCCATTAATAACTCGTTTGTCTTACTTGTCTCATTCCAGATATACGCCCTCTATTAGCATACATCTTACCTTCTTTAATTCCTTTTTCAAATTTTCTTTCAAAGTATGGAGCCATCTGAATCATCTCTGGTTTAAACTCATATCCTTTTTGTATAGCTCTATCTACTAAATATTGATGAAACTGTACAGGTAGTTCACTCTGCTCATCCATTGCACTAGCTGCTTTATCTAATGTGTTAAAATGGTCAGCTTTTTTATAGTAAAATAATGTTACTGTTTTTGCAGAATCTAAACTTGCAAATCTATTTATCTCACTTGCTAGTGGGTCATATATTGCCAATCCTATTGAATCTCTTTCAATCCAATATACGTTTTCTTTGACAGAACGATTATATACTCTTGAATAATTATTAGACATTATCTAAATCCCTATATTTGGGTCTACCTTGTAGACGTTTAATTGTTGTAGCATTACCTGCATCATCTGTTAAGTCCACTGACTTTACTTCTAATATACTATCTTTTAATCCATAATAACGTTGGTTTGCTACTGTAGTAAATTGCGTAGCTTCTTCCAATAATAATGTTCTTGCACTAAATTCATCTTGTGCTTCATTTAACATAATAATAATTTCATTAGCACTTAACTCTGGATGATGCTTTTTAACTTGGTCTATCATTTGTTGCAACTTCACGTTGAACCTCCCTTGGTGGTAAATATGGTTGTAAAAACTGCACTAAATCACCAGATACTATTGCATATTGGTCTTTTAACCAATTATAATCTTGCGTTACTTCTTGCAAGCTTAATGTATAGTCTTGTATTGCTTTATTAACATCTGCTTGATATTTACCTATATCAGCATTGTATTTAGCTAAATTAGCCTCATTATCTGCCATTATAGACTGCATTATTTGTATTGCATTCTGTATTAATCTTTGTGATTTTTCTGCATGATTTCTTACGTTTACATCTGTTGTAAGTTGAGCAGTAGCTTGTGCTGCGGCTAAATCATTCTGTGCATCTGCAATATTTGCTTGTAAATCTCTTTGTACTTTATCAAGCTTTGATTGTATCTCAACTTGGTAATTTGAATTTTGTCCATTAAACTCATTCAACTCATCTTGTATTTGTGCACTAAAACTTGATAATTCAGTAGTTCTTAGTAATTCAGCTTTTTGAATTTCTCTTTGTACATTAGTTTGATGTTCAGTTACTTGTGTATTTATAAGTGCCTGATATTTGTTAAGATTCGCATTAAACTCTGCTATTTTAGTTTCATTGTCTGCAGATATTGCTTGCATAGTTTGAATAGAGTTTTGTATTAATCGTTGAGATTTTTCTGCTGCATTTCTTGCTTGTCTATCCTGTGATAACTGTGCATCATTTTGAGCTTCTGCTAAATCATTTTGTGCATTAGCTATACTAGCTTGTAAGTCACGTTGCACTTTATCTATAAGAGCTTGATTGTCTGCTCTAAATTTTTCAACATTAGAATTAAATGTTCCAGTTTTATTTTGTATATCAGCTTGATAATCTTGTAATTGTTGCTGTGCTTTTGTTAGTGCTGCATTAGCTAATTCAACATCTTCTGATGTAATAAGTGCATCAACTCCTATAGTTGCAGTTGTATAATCTATATCAGATGAAGATTCACTATAGGAAGGAGCACTTCCTATATTAGCTGCATCAACAGCAGTTACGGTAGTTTCAAACCCTGTTGTAACTACTCCTATTGTACCAACGTCATCATTCCCTGGGCCTGAATAAGTTACTTCATTAATACCAGTTAAAGTAGGTGCTGATATACCACTAAAACTTAATGCACTTATAGAAGAACTAGGGTCAAATCCAGTCAAATCATAGCTTGTTAATTTATTATATGCAGGAGGACTACCTAAATTAATAGTATCAGCAGCTGTTACTTCCTCGCTATTAGTTACAGAAGCTGCACTAGCTGTTCCTACATCATCATTACCTGGACCTGAATAGGTAACTTCTGTAAGTATTCCAGAACCAGTTGGAGCACTTATACCGCTTAAACCTGTACTTAACCCTACTAATGTTGCATTTTTAACATTTAAAAACTTTCTTAACATTTGTTGTGAAGCATACAATACTACTCCTCTATTTAATTCTGTTGGAAAGTTAGATATAGTAGATTCACTAACTGAAACAGAATCATCTGGTGTTATATGTACAACACTTGCAGTTTCACTAGCAGTAGGTGTAGGTAAAATATTTAACGTATTGTCTAATATGTAATACACTGGGTCAAACTTGCTAGTATAATAAATACTATTAATATCAGAATAGTTATCTCTGTCAGCAGAATTTATTTCAGAACATTCTCTGTTTCTTGTACCATCATTTCTAGTAACACTACATACCTTTAATACATCTGTCATAGAATGTGTAGGAGTAGAATTGTCTTTAGAAGAACTTTGTGTTAATCTAGGTTCAATATCCATATTATTCATTACATACTTAGTAATAAACTTTACACCTTCTACTAAATAACTATTAGCTTCTGTAGTATAGCTACTAATACTTCCTGTTATTGCTTCTATATCTGTTTGAAAACTCATCTACTTTCCTATTTAACTATTTTTTTGTATGCTTCTTTGTACATATTAACATTTTTAGCATTTTGCATTTCCATCGTTTTTGTCATACCATCCTTCAACAAATTATTTGTACTTGCTTGTTGCTGACCATAAGATTTACTTACCTCTGCTAGTTTTGTAGTTCTAGTAGTATTTCCTGGTCCTTTACCGCCTTGTTTGTATTTTGATGGTACGTATTTTTTTGCCTTTTTTTTGATACCTACTACCATATCATAGGCTTTCTTTTTTGCTTTTTTACCCATAGGTGATTTAGATAACATCTTTGCACCTTTTAATAATAATCCTGGATTTGCCATTGTCTTCTCCTTTTAATTTAAAATTCTTTGGGGGAGTATATTGCAACTCCCCCGTATTCAACTATTAGCTAAATTTCAAAATAGCGTGTGTTTCAGGTAGTTGAATTTCAAGACCTGCTTCTGTAAGAATCATGTCTCTTCTGCCGTCAACATCGTTGTTTTGAATGTTAGTAATAATTTGAGTATCTCTAGACTCACCGTTACCAGCTAGTGGTCTGTAAGCTACGTTGTTTAAGTCAACAACAATAGCGTGGTTTGCCCAAGGACCTCTTAATAGCGGTTCCATAACAAAGTTAAGAGTACCATATAGGGTATCTACTTGTGTTACGTTAACACCATTAAACAGTGATTGTCCTTTATCTATAGAAACACCATATGGTGATGATGTTACACCTGCTCCAGCTCCTGAAGCACCTGTTCCAACACCTGAAGCCATAGTATTTCCTAAGAAAGAATTACCACCTAATTTGTTAAGCCAGTTCATAACAGAACGTGAAGCAAGTACCATTTTACTGCCACCTGCACCAGATTCTGCATCAAAAATGTCTGACATAGCATCTACGAAGTCATCATATCCTGATGAAGCATAAGTAAATGTTTTTACTCTACCGTAAATTTCGGTGTATGGTAAGATACCCCAAGTTTTACGTGCAGCGTCTGTTGAACTTTCGTCAGTTACACCATAACCGAATAGTAAAGCATTCTCAATGTCCATTTTATGTTCCATAAGTTTTTCTTGATATACTCTCATGTATTCGTTAGCGTCACCTCTGTAGCGTGTAGCTAAAGAAGTACCAGAAAATAGAGGTACAACAGTTTTGAAGATTTGAGCATATCCTTCTCTTGAGTAGAACTCATCTCTCCATCCACCTGCTGGTGCTGTGTCACCTTCTAAGTATGCTGAACCAATTACTTGTCCATTTGCATCATCAGAAAATACCAATGTATCAGTGTTTGCATATGATGTAATCTCACCATTTTCTACACCTGTTTTCACAGCTTTAACATATTCTGCGTTAATAGATGTATCTGCTGAGTTTTGTGTTACAGATGTTACTCTGTAATATGCAATTACAGCTGATGCTGTACTTGATAATGTTGCTGTTGCTTCTAAAGCAATCATTTGTCCAACCTGAATAAATTCAGCTTTGAACTCTCCACCACTTACTTTTCTTCCATAAATATCGTAATCAACATCAATTTCAGCTGAAGTTAAATTGAAGTCTGCAGCTTCCCATGAGCCGTCAGCAGTCAATGTAATGTCTGAACTGTTGTCTACAAAGAAGTTTCTTCTTTGCCATTGATGTCTTTTTTCTAAGAATTTAAATACAGGGTCATCTGTAGGTTTCTTAGCTACTTTTGATAAATATGCGAAGAAAGGTGAAGCAGCTGGGTTTAATTCAGCGACTCTCTCGCCGAAGTTAAATATTCTTCTGCTATCATTGATAGAAACTTGCCCGCTTAGAGCAGCACTTCCACCAATGCTAGGTGAGAATATTCCGTTTGCGTCTTGTGCCATTTTGCCTTCTCCTTAAATCAGAATGGATTACGC